GTCCACCCTTCCCTTCCCCTGTATAAGTCAGGGGTCGGTCTTAACCCAGGTGGGGACTGGACTCTTACCATCATACCCACGTGCTTTATCACGTTGATCTTTATCCATACCAAACACTAAATGATTAGCAGAACTATGAGGACTATCAAGGTAGTCATCCAACATACTATTCCATTCATCACGCTTACGCATTGCTATTGCTTGTTTAGCGGAGATGGACATAGCGTCAGTGAAATATTGTACGCCTTGTGCAAGACAGTCGAGGCGGTCATCGTGCTTTACGGCACCCTTTTCACGACACATACGAGACATCTGGTAGAAGAGCATGTACATGAGGCGTAATTCGGGAGCTTCATCTTTATTCGATCTATAGTCCCACTCGATAACTCCTCTGTCGATAACCAAGCGATGCTGATTGAGCACAGGCTCAAGAGCATCAATGATACGATCTTCTTTACGGACGTTAGCTCTAACTTCATCTACATCTATATATTGTTTTGTCTGTTGTATATGTTTCTTAAATAATTCAGAAACCATACCATCACCAAAGTTTGTCTCTATTACAAGTTTAGTTGCTCCAAATTTTCTACATCCTGAAAGTATATCCAACAAGGTTCGGTCTGAGTATCCGTCTCTATAAGCTCGCATTTCATGCAAGTATAGGAACCCGTTCTTTTGGGATATAAACGCTGCTGCAGTTTCATCTGTTCCTCGTCCAGAGGGATCAACTGAGCAAATTGTTTCGGTGTAGGGGGTCCATTCTCCCTGTAACTGCATTGGAGAGTAAAAATAGTCCCCAGGGAGACCAACTGTTGGGAGGTCTTTGATGACGTTTGAGGGGTCTGAGCACCATACGCAGTTGTCTGGAGCCGTATCAGCATTAAGGCTAGTGACGACCAAATCAGCCATCTTAAGAGGAAACTTTTCCGCATCGGTTAAGCTAGTATCTAGCTGAAATTGAAGCATGTAGTTAGACCGACCCATAGATGCTTCACGTTCTAATAGGTCATCATTATCAAATCTATCTGGATCTGTAACAGTCCATTCCTCAACTCCTTTTTCTATATCTGCAACTATTTGAGGTGCGAGGAGTCCTTCATATTGACTAAGTTTACCTTTTCTTGGATATCTACTGGGCCAGACGAACGGACGGTACGAACGCTCAGCCAGCTTACGGTAAACAGTAAAAGTAGTCTGAGGAGTCCCGAGATACATAATACGGCTATCACTTTTCGGCGTGAGGATGGATTCCGCTTCAGTACAGAGTTGAAGAAGTTTTTCACGCATTAACTCCGTCATGGAGTTTCCAGGAACCTCTATATCGTCTAGAATCATTAAATCTGCTCTGCTTCCTGTTAGCTGACCAGTGATACCCACGCTTTTTACGCTTGGGGCTTGGTGAGGTGAACAGGCGACGTCGAAGCTGATGCGACTCCAACGAGAATCGTCGGCTTTCGGTTGCAGATGTTTGAGCCATGGGGTTTCAATAATAAGTTTTTGTAGGAAAATTGACATGTTATCCGCACGTTCTTTAGATGCGGAAATAATCATTATCTTTCTTTCGGGATCATTAAAGAGAGTCCAAAGAACAAAAGCTCCAGTAATCCAAGATTTACCAACACCACGGAAGGCTTGGATTTGGAGACGTTTAGGACCGTTCTGTAAGTAGTCTGCAATAGCATATTGTGCTCTTGTAGGGGAAGGTAGATCAAGCTGTCCCCACAGGGCTTGTAGGAATAGCTTGAAGTCTTGTTGTAAGGCAGTTAAGGTATTCATAATCTGTCTGTAAAGGCTCGGTATAACCAGTTAAACCCACCTTTTACAGACGGGTCCATAGCATCCTGATTCATGTATTCCAAACCTTCATTATATAAATCAGCTAATTTAGTTCTTATCTTGTCTTTTCTTCCCTCACTTGTTGTCATGAGTAATTTTCTCTGTTCTTTTTCAATTTGAGCTTGTAAATTTAACATCCTTTGTTCTGGACCAGAATATCCTTTATCAGCTAACCTATCATCTTCAGATAAACCTCCTTCAGGATCTTGCATCCAATCTGCAAAAGTTCTTCTATAATCATGTGCTAATGATGTAGGCAAGTCTTTTTGCTCTGCTCCATTTATAATTGCATTAAAAGCTTCTACACCTTTATCTGCATCTAGTGATCTATGTATTATTACTCTAGCACCTGAACGACTAAGAACATCTTCATCTCTATTACCATGTTTAACATAAAGATTATTTGATGAATCCATTTCTAAATGATACTGCTTAGATAAACCATTGGCTTTCATATAAACCTCAATACTATCCTTTAAATATTTAAAATCATAAATACCTACTATTCTATAATTTTCAGGATCTCCTGGTTGTATAAAATTACCTTCTGAATTTCTTTTATATGCATGAGTAAATACACCAGGTGTCCTTTCAATCCATACACCTGAGTCTTGATTATGAATATGTTCTACTTGAAATGGATTTTGTCCGCCTACTATACGTGCATGTAAATCACGATCTTCTGCTGAATCACTATCCTTTAACCTATCAAGAAGTCTTTTAGCCATTCTATTTGCTTCTGATTTAGTTTCTAAGATAACTCTTGCCTCACCTGCTTTATTAAGAGAACTAGGTTGATTCCAAACATTCCGTTTATCTACTACCTGTAAATTAACACTTCTATTGTATAATTTCCATCCTCCTTCTTTGACACTCCATCTAATTCCTAGTTCATTTCCATCTGAAGTTATAAGTTTTCTTTGGCCTATATAACCTGAACTAGGTTTAGATGGATTAAAAGGGTTTCCTCTAGGAGTACTATTACTATTCTCTGTTCTAATAGTATATTCATCAATTGGATTAATTAATCCTAATATAGTATCCTGTTCTTCTGTATTTAGATTTTTAAATAATCTTTGATTTCTAAGTGAACTAAGTCTGGACTCGTTTACAATATGTGATGGATTATAATTATATACTGCTTTATATGCATAAGGCTTTCTATCAGCTCCTGGTATAGTACCTTGATCAAATTCTTGAACACCTAATGCTATAGGATCATCTTTAGTAACCTTTCCTGTAACTACACTTGGTATAATACCTTTAGGCCGTGTATTTTTAAATCTAGATAAACTCAATATATTAGTTACATCTTTTTCTACATTTTTTAGATTTACATTAACAGAACCTTCTCTATAAAAACCAGGAGGACTAGTCCTACGTTGTGTTCTGATTTGAGGAATACCTTTACCTAAAGCAGCTAAAGGAGCTACTTGCGCAGGAGCTTGATTAAAGAACCAAGATGCAAAAGCATAATCAGATAAATCATTTTGTTTTTCACTACCTGGAAGTGGATAAGGTAAACCTTTATACCAAGGTCTATTTTGACTAGTACTTTGGGTGACTGGTATTATTTCTCCAGTATTTTGATCCTTTCTAGTATAGTAATAAAGCTCGTTTTCTCTTGTAAATCTTGGAATAGGAAAACCAGCTAGATTAAGCCTCAAAACTTCTTTAAATGTACCATCTTCATTATAATTTGCTTCTATCTGCTCAGGACGTCTAGCCCAATTGTGGTCATAAGGATTTTCTATTTCTCTTTCTGATACATTTGGAAATAAGTCCCAAACATCCCACCATTGATTAGGTACTTGTTCTGCTTCTTCTCTAGAATATGTACCCATACCTACCTCCTCTTCGCTCCACCTCTTCCACGATTCGTCTTTCGACTCTCTGCTTTATAGGAACCATCAGGTTGCTTAGAAGCATCTTGAGTAGATCCTTTACCTATCTTTAGGCTAGCTCTTGCAGCAGCATGATCTCTCTTATATTTTTTTGAATGAGCATATTTACCACCAGGGCTATTATCACGTACATGTTTAGCACGTGATTTAGCGTTGGTACGATACTGCTCTGTTGAAGTTTTTGCCATTAAGTCTACTTTTTACTAAGTTTGCATCTACTTGTGGAATAACTTTTGCCAATTGATCTAAGGCATTACCTTCTGTAGGTACACCAGTTATATCATTTGTCTTTAGCCAATCACATGCAGCTTTTAAATCTTGAGTAGTAGCCTCACCACTTTTAACTCTCCTTAGAAAGTCTTCAGTGACGAGGTTATGTAACTCATTAAACTTGTCTTCAGTAGCCTTCTTAGGGATTACTGATACTTGTTCCATTAGGTGAATTCGTAATATACTTGAACATGTAATTTTGATTCAGTATTAGCAACGTTATTTCTATAATGAATAGTTGTTCCTGTAGAACTCCAAGGTAATAAATATTTATACCTTTGACCTGCTGCTAAAAATGTAGTAGCAGATCCTGAAGAACTATTCCATGCCATTCTAGCGTCACCACCTTGTACATAGATATCTATGCATCTAGATTTACGAGCATATGTTCCATGTCTCCAAGGTAGATCTTCTGATTGATCATTTGCAGTACCTGTTAACTGGATATAGGTCGCTGGTTCTTTATACTCATCAGACCAACTCATAGTTTTTTTTCTCCGATTTGTTAACTAAATAGTTTTGTTTTTACAATTTCCAATGCCTGATCATCGAGTTTATTATCAGTTCTCTTTACATAAGCAGTTAATAGATCTACTACAAGTTGCTTAACTGAATCTGACTTTAAAAAGGCGAAAAGGATGGGTTTGATAATTAATAGCATTGTTTTTAGGGGGTTAAATTTTGTCTAGGGTGCCACGTGTGGACTTAATTGAGGTTTTTCCGTAAACTCTGACATTGGGTTTAGGAGAACTTGTGGATTTATCTTCTGATACTTCTTTGGACACAGCTGCTTTTGCTTTTGCCATGGATATTTCTTAGGGATTAATTTACATTGTTTATCTTGTTCCTTTTTTATAACTTTAGTAAAAGCTACGATAGGAACAACATCACTACACATATGATATACTCTAGAACCAGGTACTAACATAAATCCTTTTTGCTGTATTTCTGCACATTTTAAAGCTCTAACTAATTCATAATCAAGCTCCATTTTAGCTGCATGTTTTCTAGCAATTGATTTACATAGTTCTGTCATAGAGCCATCTAAAGGAATCATAAAATTAAGTTGTGCTCCCCAATTCTCAGCTACAGTATAGCTTTGTTGCTCCATTAAATCATCATATGGTGTAGTATGATTGCCCATATAAAATGGGCTAAAGGTCATTGTAGCACCATTACAGGAATTGTTGGCTCCATAGACTTGACGACTTGGAGCTCCATTATTTTGGAATTGCACAGCCTGATTGGTAACATTTCCTGTTGCTGCTGCCACAGGGTTGGAAGTGTTTTGTACTTCTGGTTCTGCATATACGGGTAATCCTATTGTGAGAATACTGAGAGCGATACCGTAGTAGCAGAAGTTTCGATAGTTCTTTCGATTTCTGTTACTTCGAGTACCTGGCTGGCTGCTCTTGTTATTACTTCTAGAGAGAAGTCTGAACCAGCTGTTGTCATGTTGAATACCGAATCTGAATCGGCGATACCGCCTGATGAGGTGGAGGTATGGGTTATATTGTCCCCACTCCACTTGTTCAATGCTGATCCATAAGTTGTTATCGTTATATCTTCTTCTATCTCTTGAGTTGTTGTTGTCGTTGAGTTCATCGACCCCTGGGTGAATTGGGGAGTTACTAACTCTGCTCTTGCTACCGAGGGGGATAACAGTAGGAAGAGTATTAGCCATTTCTTCATTCTTCCTTTTTCTTGTTCATTGGACAGTTGACGGGAGTGGTATTACCGTTCTTATTACCAGTGGTCAAGCCAAAAGTGGCAAGTGCTCCCGTAAACACACTGGCAACGAACGTGATATCTGAGTTACCAGATTTCTTGATCATTGGTAATTCTACATAGTTCATAGTTATTATGAACCCTGACCAAACCACAACGCCTAGTCTGACGAATGTACCAAGGATTTGGATTTGGTGTTCTTGATCCTCTGCAGCATCTTTCAGCTTTGAGAGGAGTCCTTTTTTTTCTTCCTGTTTTCCTTCCATTTGTTGACTTTAGCTTGTAGTTGTTTTTGAACTTTCTTTTTGATTGGTTCAAATAACGATTGAGTAACTGATGTTGTAGCTACTGCTACTACTGCTGTTGTTACAGCTGTTACTACTACCGCTGTTTCCGGTATAGGCATTTGAATATCTATAACCGGAAATTTAAGTGTAGGTGGTTCAGGTTGTTCTTCTTTTGTCTCTTCCTTCTCTACCTCCTCAGGAGGCTCTAGATCAGCCGGAGGGATCA